AGCAACGCGATCTTCAATTCTTGCTTTGATAACCATTGCAAGAGTCTTTTCTTTCGATTGCTGCGGTCTGGAATTTGGAACCATTAACCTTTGCGGATTACGTTAATAAGTCCAACAAGTCCAAGTCCAGCAATAAGAATTGCTTCTTGAAGTTCTGGTTCAATTTTAACTCCGACTGCCGTAGCGATCAGAATCAATCCGCGCCATGTAGAGTTTTCACTTAGTTTTTCAAGTAGTGTATTTACGATTTTCATTTTTTTGTTCCTTTTGGTTGCGGAAGTTCATATGTGAACATTCCATAGTCTGTCTGTAGGGAAATTCCAAGCGTTTCACATCCAGTCAAAAATGCCATTGCAAGAAAGGCAAACGAAATTAAAATCATCCCAAGTGCGATTTGTTTAGCGTTCATTTTGATTTATGCCAATTTTTTGCAAGCACTACAAGTGATCCGATGCCAACCATAATACCAACCAATAGTGAAGCAATCCGCAACCATGCCTCTACTTCTGGAAGAAGACTAATACCAACTGATGTTGCTGTTGCAAACATTCCTGCCATACCTGCGTTAAATGAATGAGTGTCCATTATTTTGTTTCTTCTGGATATTTAAGGTCTAAATTTTTAATTTGATCTTCACACTCTTGTTCTGTCCCGACAAACAATGTGCTTTGGGTTGCAATTGATTGATCTGTTTGCTCGTAAAACACAATCGACTTATCGGTATATACCAATTTCCAATTGCTTACAGAGTCATCATATGACCAACCATTTTCGTTTGGAGGAATTATCATGGAACAGTTACCGAGAGTGTTGAGGTTGCAGAAGTATAGGTTGCTGTAGTTCCAACTGGAACACCAACCAAGGTTACTGATGGGTATGAATTTGTTGTTGATCCTTGAAAAAAACGAAATGTTGTTGTTCCAGACGGAGGTGAAACGTTAAACGAAACTGAAAGACCAGTAGTAAATGATGCCGTTGCTGTTGATGCTCCAGTTGTTTTTAATGCACGAAGCGTTCCAGCAGTAATCGTTGTTGAACCTGTGTAACTCAAGGTTCCGTTTAATCGAAGCTGCCCTGTTGACGTTTTGTTTAAACTTCCACTACCAGCAATATTACCAGAAAGAGTTAGTATAATCGTTGCTCCATTAACTCTATATTGCATTGATTGCGCGGCATTTATTTGGAAATCATTTGTTAATGTTGCGCTGCTCACAGTAATAATTTGAGATGGCCCTGCGGAAGTAAATAGTCCTGTGCCGAAAGCATTGTTTGACGAGAATGTAATTGTTCCTGTAGCCGCTGATGGGCCAGATAGCGTCCCTCCAGAATAAGTGTTTGTTGCTCCAAGTGTTAGGTTTACACTTCCAGTCTTTGTAAGTGATCCTGCCCCGCTAATAACTCCGTTAAGCGTCGATGCGCTTGAAATTGCAATCTGCCCAGCGTTTATTTGAGTAGGCCCAGTATAATCGCAGATCCCATTAAGTGTAAGTCCACCGATTCCGTTTTTAATTAAACCGGTTGTTCCTGTAATTGCTGCCGAAATTGTTGTAACGGCATAGCACATAAACTGACGAAATGATGCCGTTGCAGATGCAATTGCATTTACATTACTTGCCCCAACTTCTGCTGCGGTGGAGTTTGTTAAAATCATCCGACAATTACATATAGTGTATTCGCGTCTGGAATTACGATTGCATTGTATCCAGCTTGCGTAATTTGCACGATGTTGGTTAGTTGCGTTGCACCAGTAAGTCCCGTGATATCTGATACAACAACATTTGCTGGAGTAGAACCCGTTGCGCCAGTTAAACCCGTAGCTCCTGTTGGCCCAATCTGCGTGTTCATTACTTGAACAGCAGTAACTATTACAGATGGAACTGCTGGAGACACTGGAGAAGTTCCTGCTGGCAACGATTCAACTGCAAGTTCCGTGCTTGTTCCTGACCAATAAAGTTGAACTTGTTGTCCTGCTAATGCGGTTGCAACATAATTAACAGTTAATACTTGACGATTTGGAATGCCCGCTGATTTTCGAGCTTGCAAATCAATTTCTGTTGCAGAGTCAGGATAATCAACATTATTGGTCTTTAGCCAGAATGTTGCTTTTTCAACAGAGTTAGCAAGATTTGTTATCTGAACAGAAAAAGTAAGACTGTATGTTCCCGCATTGGCAAAAGTAATTTCATCACCATTTACAATTGTTACTCCATTTTGTTCTGATGTGCTTCCAATTGCAATAACTTGTTCAGTCGTTGTGCTGACCAGCGGTTGATCTGTTAAATCGTAAAATGACCCGTAATATCCCAATGCACCTCCAGCACCAGCAGGGCCAGTGGCTCCAGTAGAACCAACCCCAGTAGCTCCAGTGGCTCCAGCAACGCCAGCGATACCAGTTGCGCCTGTGGCTCCATCTGCGCCCGAAATACCAGTAGCTCCAGTAGCTCCAGTAGCTCCTGCGCCCGTTGCGCCCGTTGCACCTGCGAGCATTGCTGTTGTTTGAATTGTTCCATCTCCAAATTTAATACCAGTAGTATCAACAGAAAGAGATACACTTGCATCTGGGGTAACGCCAACACCAACTCGTCCCAAATTAGAAATAACAAATGCAGTAGAATCGGGCGATGTTTCGTCTTCTACTCGGAATGATTCTCCGCTTCCTGTTTGCGTGATACGAACAGCAGGGGATGTGCCTTGAGCGTTAAATACAGCGGCTTCTCGCGTTCCTGTATTTGATGCTGTAAGAACTGGTGTTGCGTTTGATGTAGAACCAATTGTTTGCGGTTGGCTAAAGGTATTCGCTTGGTTTGTTCCGGCAGCATTTATTGTTGTGCCGGACGCCCTAAATGCAAGCTTGTTTTGATTTGTAATCCAAATATCGCCATCAGTAATTGTTGATGGAGATGGCGATGGAAGAGATGATCCAATGTTTAATTTAGATGATGTAGAATCAGCGGCAGCAATTAGCTTGCCAGTCATCGTATCGCCTGACTTCTGAACAAATGCTGAAGTATCTACTGCTGGCCCAGTAGCTCCGGTTGCGCCAATAGAACCAACGCCAGTAGCACCAGTTGCTCCAACGTCTCCTTGAACGCCAGTAGCACCAGTCGCACCTTGCTCTCCAGAGATTCCCGTGGCTCCAGTCGCGCCACTTGCGCCTATCCCTGTTGCGCCAGTAGAACCAGTATCTCCTTGGATTCCACTTGCACCAGTAGAACCAGTTAATCCTTGAATGCCTTGAACTCCCTGCAATCCCGTTGCTCCAACATCTCCAGTAACTCCAGTTGCTCCTGTAGCTCCTATTGGCCCAGTATTTCCAGTCGCGCCAATGCCTGTTGCTCCAGTAACTCCTGTTGCTCCAGTGCTTCCAGTTAATCCAATCACTCCAGTTGCTCCTGTCGCGCCCACCCCCGTTGATCCCTGTAATCCAGTTGCGCCTTGAATGCCTTGAATTCCAGTTGCTCCTGTCAATCCAACTCCTGTAGCTCCTTGTTCTCCCGTTGCGCCTGTAGAGCCTGTAGCTCCTACTGGGCCACCAGACGGGCCAGTAGCTCCTGTAGCTCCCAAACCAGAATTCCCAGTATAATCTAACTTAGCTGTAAATGGATTGAATATTAGCCCCATAAATTTAATTTATTAGTTTTTGTTTATATTGCAGGCTAATTAAAATAAGTGAGTGTTCATTATTTTTTATAATGTTTATTTTGAAACCCAACCTGTGTTTGTGGACGCACCAGATTCTTTCACCCATAATGTTGCTCCTGCTCCTCCAGATGAGTTCATGTATATACTTCCTAACGGAGCGGCAACAACTCCTTCTGGTGAACCAACTCCAGATAATACCAGTGCGCCAGTAGAAAATTTTATGCCAGTCGAATCAACGGACAGGGCAACTGTTGCGTCTGGTGTTACGCCGATTCCGACTTTCCCAGTCGTGGATACAACAAAAGCAGTAGGATCAGGAGTCGTTTGGTCTTCGACACGCAAAGCCTCCCCTCCGCCTGCTTGGGTGATTCGTAAAGCGGGAGCGGAATCACCAGTAGGAGATGTTGTGCTTATTATTTGAGGAACAAGGAATGTATTAGTGTCATTTTTGTAAGCGAAAATATATGGGCCACCTGTTGTGCCTTTGAAAAATATATTATTACCAGACGAGAACACATCGCCAGCAATCGTTGTTGTGGGAGAAACTCCGTTTCCAAGATTCAACCCAGCGGAAGAAGTTGTGGAAGCTGGCAAATTTAACTTGCCAGTCATTGTATCGCCGGATTTCTGAACAAATGCAGATGTGTCTGGAGAAGGCCCAGTAGCTCCTGTAGCTCCAGTAGTTCCGATTCCAGTTGCACCTGTCGCTCCTGTAGCTCCCGCGATAGTAGCGGTTGTCTGAATAGTTCCATCACCAAACTTGATGCCAGTTGTATCTACAGACAGGGCAACCGCTACATCTGGCGTAACTCCAATTCCAACTCTTCCACTTGCAGACACTACAAATGGTGTTGTCTCAGGAGACTCGTCTTCAATACGCAAAGATTCTCCAGTTCCTGTATTTGCAATTTTTAATCCAGCTCCAGTGTCAGTTATACCAAGTTGAATTGTTTGCGGACGAGTGAAAAAATTAGGTTTTTTTAAGGCGGCAGCTTCTTGAATATCCGCAGAAGTTCCTTTCCATGTTAAATTTGATCCTGTAAGCCAAATGTCGCCATTGATTGGAGATGTAGGCGCAGAACCAGTTCCAATATTAATTGGAGCATTTATTGTTGTTGAAGCAGGAAGTGTCAACTTGCCTGTCATTGTGTCCCCAGCTTTTAACACAAATACAGATGTGTCTGGAGCAGGCCCAGTTGCTCCAGTCGATCCTTCTGGGCCTTGGATGCCTTGAACTCCTTGCGGGCCAGTTGCTCCTATTACACCTTGAATTCCTGTGGCCCCAGTCGATCCTGTTGCGCCTTCAACACCAGTAGCTCCAAGACCTGTGGCTCCTGTAGCTCCAAGACCTGTGGCTCCTTGTTCTCCAGTTGCACCTGTAGCTCCTACTGGGCCGCCAGACGGGCCAGTAGCTCCTGTAGCTCCTAAACCAGCACTGGCCCCAATATCAATATCAAGTTTACCAGTAAATGGATTGAACTTAAATGCCATATATTATGGGTAAGCTACAGTAACACCAGTCAAATTAGCGTCATTTGTTGTTGGAGGCTGAATTGCGTAAGTAAGTGTTAATGTCGCAACTGGACTACCACCATTCAAATATTGAACAGTAGCAATATTGTTTGTTACTCCATAATACGAAATGTCAATCTGATCGTAGGCAGGAATATCAAATCCTGCAATCTGTTTTAAAGACTCGTAGATATTAAAGTTCTGCTGATCTGGAGCAAGATCAGTAAAGCAGGGTTGAGTGATTGCCATAATATTTTATCGGTTACGATAATTAACCAACTGGTGTAAGAGCGGCAGCAAGAGCTTCGTTAGTGAGGAAGTATTGCTGGTCTTCAGTTTTTTGCACAAAGCAGTTTTCAGTAACTGGGGTGAGGCCACCGATGGTTGCAAGTCCAACATAAAATTGATAAAGTTTAGCAGCATCACTGGCAGCATCATAACAACCATAAGAGATTGGATCAATTCCAGCAGCAGCGGCGATTGTTAGAACGAAAGGGTAGGATTTATTGCGGTAATCGAGAGCGGTAAAGCAAGCCATAATTTAAAAAGGGTATGGGTGAGGAAGGATTTACTTCCCCACCCAAGGTTTAGGTTTAGTAGTAGATGCCAACAACGTAGGCATTAACATAGAGCGCACCAACGCGCCCTGCGGTATCAGCACCGGAAGCAACATCAACGCCAGCGTTTGCATAGGTGAAGGTAGTTGAATCAACAACAGTAACTTCAGCCTGCACGTCATTGAACGTAGTGTCGGTCATGCTGGCAATCGTGATAGTGTCGCCCGTGGCAAAACCATGAGCAGCACCAGTAACAATTGTAGCCACACCAGAAGTGCGGGCGCGAGTTGCGGTAGCCTGACCAAGACCAACAGTGGATTTCAGCAAGCGAAGTTTGCGGGAACCAGTGATAACATATGGGTTTGCAGCAATTGCAAGCTCATTGTAACGTCCTTGGTTATCAAGAGCGTCAGTGATAGTAAGCGAAGCTGTGATGTTTTCGCCAGTAGTTCCATTGTCCACGATCACGATTGGATCAGTGGCAGTGGTTCCGCGAGCGTAGGCAGTCTCCAGCACGATGCTTGTTGGAAAGAACTTGGTTTCTTGGTCGTTGAGAACCAAGAGATCAGCGTCTCCAGCAGCGAGAAGGTTAACGGCAATCGGGCCAAAAAGGTTAACCCGATCATAAGCGAGTGGTCGTTTATTAGACATATATTTTTATTTAAGGTTGTGGGGAGAGGCTTGAATAAGCCCCTCCCCTATTTAACTTAGGCAGGCACAACAATGTCACCCACACCAGCGCAGCTATAGCAATCCTGATTGTTCTCAGGAACGATGTAGCTCTGCACAGGGCAGCAGGAACCATAGAGATTCTTGCTCTTAGGCAGGCGATGCAGGAACGAGTGCATGATGGTTGGGTCTTTGACCTGTGCGGCCAGACGGAACTGGGCTTGATAGAAGCCAGTTTTGCGCCAGCGGTTGCACTCCCAATCTGGATTCTTCCACTCCCAATCGCCAGCGTAGTTCTGGGTCATCTGTTGGGCTTGGCCGTATCCAGTCGAGGATGGCATTGTCCACTTAACCATTGCTTTGTTCACCATAGCAACCGAGATACCGAAGTCGGCATTGCGGTAGGCTTTGTTTGGGATATAAGCGCATCCGTTTTCAAGAACAGTCTTGATGTAACGAGGAACGCGAACGAGACGTGCCCATGTTGCAGGATCAGCTTCGTTGAACGGAGCGAGACCAGCATTGAAGGCAGTGTCAGCGTTGAAGCGAGCGGAGTTGATGTCGTATCCGAAGGCGTAGTCACCGATGATGCGGTTGATGCCGAGCTTCAGACGAGTAAGACGTTCATCGAAGTCGGTGTTTGCATCCCAGTAACCATTGTTGCGCTTGGCTTGGAAGTAAAGCGCACGACCAACTTGAGGATCGGGGATAACGATGTCGAGCAGAGGCTGACCAGTCGCGTCTTGAAGATCGAGACGGAAAGCGTCATCTTCGTCTTGAAGATCAACGAGTGCGTCATCAAGCATATCAAGCGAGAGGTAAGCAATCTTGTTGAGGTCAGCAGGAGCGAGCTTAACGCGAAGAGCGCAAAGATCGT